TTATGATACATACAAAAGCACCTCTGTGCCAATGAATGGTAAAAACAATGGTATTTCACTTGATAATACTAATAGATTTGGACTCAAAAACACACAGAATCCACAGAGTGTGGTAAAAGTTGTGGTGGGCAATTCAGAACAATATAGAGTGCCTTATATAAAAGAACGGCCAGATTCGGTAGTTAATGACATTTATGTTGAGAATTATATACCAAACAGAACAGCACAAATTTCATTAGCAAACTACACTCTATTGAAAGTTGTTGTTCCTGGTGATCCAGGAATTACTGCTGGTATAACTGTTAATTTTAATTTGTATACTTTATCATCAGCTGGTAATAATAGAGAATTGGATCCTTTCTATTCAGGTAAATATTTGGTAAATGCTGTTCGCCATGTATTACAATCACAAGGTGCATATCAAACAGTTATGGAGTTAGCAAAAGAAAGTTATCAGACACAATTGAGTTCTGGTAGTAGTACAAGTTTAACAGAAGCGAAAAATGAATAATTTTATTGGTAAATCATGGATTGGTGTTGTAGAAAACACCGAAGATCCGTTAAAACAAGGCCGTGTTAAGGTTCGCATATTTGGTTATCATACTGAAGACCTTATAGCATTGCCTACGGCTGCGTTGCCTTGGTGTACATTGATGACTGGACCGAATGCAGCAGGTAGTTTTAATGTGCCTGAAGCCGGTGCCTATGTTACTGGTTATTTTGCAGATGGTGAATCAACACAAAATCCATATATTGCTGCTGTATTACCAGGAATTCAAGCAGCAGCACCAGACACATCAATTGGATTTTCTCCTCAACCTTTATTTCCAAACTCAGCACCAACTGAAGCAGAAAAAGCCAAACCTGTATTACCACCAAATATACAAGAGAAGAAAATTGGAGAACCAGATACACCATTAACAGCCAGAGGTATTGTTGTCGGTTCAGGAGTTGGTCTAACAAACGCAAATTTATCTCACGTTTGTGATTTTAGATATCAATTCAAATTTGATATTGGTTTGAGTGGTTTAACAAATCCAATAACTGCTATACAAAATGCAATTAAAGAAGGTAAAAATAACGCAGCCAATATCATTAGATTCTTAATTTCAAAATTAAATGATGAAATCAAATTGGCACTAAAAGCACTCGTTACATCAATGAACTTGGATCCAACAGGTCAAATATCAACCATATATGCCACATTAAAATTTAAACTTGATGATATTAATGATTATATTGAGAAAATTGCTGGTTATGTTGCAATAGCATCTACAATATATTATCTAGTACAAGATATCAATCAAATTGTAACCTATCTACAAAGTTTACCTGCAAGATTTTTGGCAATCGTAAAAGATTGTATTGCAACATTCCTAAATGGTGTGAAAGCTTTCGGTGCAGCCGTTGCTGCTGTTCCTGGTCAAATAGGTGCAACAGTAGATTCACTAGCAAAACAAATTCAAAGTAATGCAGATACAATTATTGCAGGACTAACTTCTGAAGTCAATTCAATAACAGTACCAGATGCATTGAAAGGTGTATTTACGGATCCACTTTTAGACCACAGCAATACAATTACAACATATATCAGTACAGTTTCAAATACGGCTAATGTAATGGCAACAGTAACAGAAAATCATTATGATCCAACAAAGGTGCAATGGGCATGAATAAACCAGATAGATATTTTGGATGGAATGAACCGGAATCGGCAGCCAATACGGATTACCAACCGGTATACCCATACAATAAAGTAACACGAACAGATTCAGGTCACCTATTCGAGTTGGATGACACCAAAACACGTGAAAGAGTTCGTCTACAACATCGTGCAAACACATTCATTGAAATGCATCCTAATGGTGATGAGGTGCATAAAATTTGGGGTGATGGTTATGTTATCACTCTTGGTGACCACAATATTTCAATCGGTGTAGAAGGTGGAAAACCAGGTAATGATGGAAATATACCATGTAAACTAAACATTACGGTATACGGTGATGTTAATATGCATGTAACCGGTGATAAGACAGAAACAATTGATGGTAATGTAACTCAACACATTAAAGGCAATTATACTCAAACCGTGGAAGGTATGTCAACTATTGCTTCACAAGGCAACATGTATGTAGAGGCAGGTTCAGGACCATTGGGTAGGTTAAACATCACTACAGGTCTGAGAGGTGTTGCTATTGATGGAACCTTGAGAGTCAAAGGAGAAGTTGCGGCTGATAAGATATTCTCTTTTGGTCGTATAGACACAGGTCCTACAGGCGGAATTGGTGCAGGTGCATTAGGTTTCGTATCATCATTGGGTGGTTTATCTCTTGGTGTACCTCTTGGTGCACCTGTGGCAGTACCAGGTAACATACTTTGTGTTGGCAGTATAAGTGCTGGTTCGTTTATTGCTTCTGCATCAATCGTCACAGCACCTTTGGGTACTTTCCAAACAATGAAGGCTGGGTTGATGACAGACACCATCAACAAGAGTAATTATAATTTACATTTTCATACAGCAACTGGTCCGTTTGCACCGACAACGCCGCCGCTAACACCAATGGTATAAGGATATATTATGAGCATTTTTAGTAGATTAGGATATGATTCGGCAAATACAGCAACAATGAATTTGTCAACCACAGCAGTCGCAACAATGAATACCATGCCGCCATTATTAAATTCATGGCAAACAGCTGATGTGGCGAGCTCTAGTGCAAGTGGTTATTTTGTCAATCCTGTTGCAAATGTAACACAAGGTATTTGGAATACTGCAAATTCCATCATTAATGTTGCAGGAGTTACTAGTGTTTCTAATATGGCCACTCTGGTTACAGCCACAAACAATGTGAGAGCTGCCAGTAATAATTTCATATTACACACCAACAGGATATCTGGAGTAACACAACCAAACGCAAGTACAGGAACATTGCCACACTATTCTTCTGCAATGTCTGTCAGTAAAATACTCATGTTTATTACATTCCAGTCTGATGGAGTACAAAATAATGCGCCTATGATGGGTAATTTTACTAGTTTGACAGTTGCAAATACATTAACAACACAAAACACATCAATTCAGACCTATCGTGGTTTAATTGCAAATAGCATAAATGTGACGGCCACTACGGATCCGGAAACTTTTGAGACAACATATTCATATACTACTAATTTGACACCAACACAGGTGTCAACAATGGTCAATGGTTTACAACCAATTGCCGATTTGATGAATGCTCGTAGAACGGCCGATGTTACTTTCTTTAATAATTCACGTGCGGTCGTTGATGATTATAACAAAGTAGACCAGTTTTCATCAATTGGCCAGACGGAATCGTATCTATACAACAATTACATTGGTTCCGACAAGTTGAAGTCTAGGATAAACTCATAAATAAAAGATGGCAAGCATAAACGGAATATATTCAGACATAGATTTCACCTTCACAAAGAAACCGGTGGTGGGTGATATTGCATTGAGCTATGATGCACAGGCGGTATCACGTTCAATTAGAAATCTATTGAATACTCAAAATTATGACCGTCTTTTTAATCCTGATTTAGGTTCTCAGATTACGGGTTTGTTATTTGAAAATATGTCTCCGGTGGTTGCAGTAACAATGGAAGGCCTTATAACAAACTTAATTAAGGCATACGAACCTAGAGCAAATTTAAGAAATGTTACTGTAAAATCTATGCCAGATAACAATGCTTATCAAGTTACAATAACATTTTATATAGAAAATGCAACGCAACCAACGACAACAACAATTCTTTTAGAGAGAAACAGATAAAATGGCTGGTGCTAATTCAAACATTCAACTGACAGATTTGGATTTTAATACGATTAAAAACAATCTGAAAACATACTTACAGTCTCAAGACACATTAAAAGATTATAACTATGAAGGTTCAGCATTGTCTGTTCTTTTGGATGTACTTGCGTATAATACACAATATAATGCATACTATTTGAATATGGTTGCAAATGAAATGTTCTTGGATACAGCATTACAAAGAAGTTCGGTTGTATCTCAAGCCAAATTAATGAATTATGTACCAAAGAGTGCAATTGCACCAACAGCAATTATAAATTTAAACATAAATCAAGTTTCCGATCCAACATTAACTTTACCAAAATTTACACCTTTTATGTCAGAAGCAATTGATGGCATAAACTATACATTTGTTACTACCGATTCCTATACAAGTAC